ATAGACACTCCATATTGAGAATGGTTCCCATTAAGCGGTGATGATGCACCCGACACGCCGTGCTGTGTTGACATGTGTTGTGTGGTGTGGTACGCGGATGTGCGCACGGTGAAGCGGTGCGGTTGCGGCGTGTCATGTTTTTGCGTGTGCTATATTTGAGATATCAAAAAAACACTATTGAAAAAATAGGAGTGATGAAAATGTTTAAAGTTAACGCTTATGTAACCGAGATTGAACCTGATAATGTTTATGAAGTCGATATTGATGATTTGTTTAAAACCACGGTTGCTGATTGTGGTGCCGTCGATGATAGTGTGGTCACGTTTACATCGGCTCTTACTACGGTTCTTGAAATTATGTATGGTGATTGTGATTTTGTATGTCGTAGTGATAAAGTTGGTGTTTGTCGTTCATATGTTGTCACAATTGACGATGAGGTTGAATGATATAAAATAAAACCGGTGATATAAAACCCCGATAGGGAAAAACCTATCGGGGTTAATTGTTATTTGTTAGTTGTGTTCGAATATATTCATATTGTATGTGAAATTGACAATGCCAGCTTTACCTGTACCATTTAACACGTTTATGATACTGAAATTCATACCGTCGAATTTTAGTTTGAGTGGTGTGCCGTCATCGAGAAAGCCCATTAGCATACTCCATGCGCCCCAAGTGTTTGATTTGTTTACGGTGGCGAAAATGTTTTGGTTCCATTCTGTTTTATTGCCTCGGAATACGTAGGATATGTCTAGCCCGTTAATGAATACTGATAGTGTACCGTCTGTTATGCCTGGAAGTGTTACGTCAACATGACGTTCCACGCGTGGCATTGCGGTTGCGTTAGTTTGAATTGCGGTTGCTATGTATTGTGCGTATATTTCTGAACCCTGTGTGTTGGGGTGTATGTCTGTCATTCCGGTGTAATAGTATAGACCCCATGAGGGCGCGTCCTTGACGGTGAGCACGTTTGCGTTGCGGCCACCGGCGCACATGACACCGTATTTTTGGCCGTCATCACGCGTAGGCCATGTGTTGTCGAACATCATTGGTATAAAAACGATTTTTGAATATGGGAAATTGGTTTTAGCGTAGGTGAGCGCTGTTGTAACGTTGCTTTCCTTTAACGTATTGTATGCATCATTACGGCCACCGCCGATTACAACGTATTTGATTTTAGTCTTGTCGGTTGTCGCATTGTTAGCTTGTTGCAATTGCTGTAGGAATGTCGTGCCGGTGATGAAACCACTACCGCCAACTGCGTAATTGTTGCATTTCAAGCCCAGTTTTTGCGCCGCTTTTACTATCATGCTATCGGTTGTTGGGTTAGTTGTTCTGAAACCCTCGAAATAGCTATCACCGATTGCGATTAGCGTATCTTGTGTGGCCGGTATTTGTACATATCGATTGTCGCTTTCGTTTTTTGTATAGGTGTCGTTTATACGGTTTTTTAGATTGGTCGCGTTTTTTACGGTGTTCGCACCTAATGCGTTTAGGTTGTTAGCTGCGTTGTTCGCGGTTTCGGTTGTGGCAGTGAGGTTTGTTGCGGTTGTGTCTATTTTGTTTTTGAGTTGTGTCGCGGTTTCGGTGTCGGTTACGCCTAACGCTGTCAGATTTTTGTTGTTGTTTTGCGCTGTTTCTAACGCTTGCGTGGCTTTACCGCCCGCAGTGTTGGCGTTAGTGTTGATTTTGTAAAGGTTATCGTCGATAATATTCATTGACGCATTGTATTGGTCATTGAGGTTGGCCGCATCGCCGGTCTGATATTTTTCTAGATTGAAGTTAGTTGTGTAGTCGGTCATGTTAGTTGCCCTTTCGTAGGTTCGTAGGGTGATTTATTTCTTCCTGTACTTTTAGTTGGTGTATTACGCGGTCTAGTGTGCGCATAGCCGCGTTGTATCCGTCGCGTAGGTCTGCTAGGTCGCCAGTTTCGTAAAGTGGCAAATGATAAAACGGTGTTTGTGATGCCATGAGTGCACGCCTTTACTTGGTCGGTGGAATTGGATAGCCCTCTGCGGTTTTTTTGAGTTTGCCGAGGTCGGCGGCGGTGAATATTTCTGTGCCGGTACGGTTTAATATGTGATTGAGAGTGGTACCAAGTGTTTGCGCGTTAGTTCCGGTCAGGCCTAACGCTTTTATGAATGCGGCTAGGCCGTCCGGTAGCACGTTGTTGTGCAATGCTAAGTCCGCTTTATCGCTGACGCCTTTTAGCGCCGCGTCGATTTTATCCATTGATCCGTTGTATTGGTCAAGTAGATTTGCTGAACTTCCCGCTTCGTACTTTTCCAGTTCATAATTAGTGGTGTTAACCATGATGCTTCCTTTCATGAGAGTGGCGCGTATTCGTCGCCGGTGGTTGGATTAGTGACACGTGGTGTGGTGTCATTGAATATGGTAAGATTACCGATTGCGGATGTTTCGTCGGTTCGGTGTTCGGCGAGTTTGTCGGTGTTGATATCGGCTATCTGTGTGACACGCGCGCCATACACCGCTAGTTCGCGGTACAAATCACGAAGCGCGGTTTTACTATCCGTATACGCACCCTTTGTAACGTTCCATACTAGCTGTGTGTCTCCTATGTGTTCTATCTGTTCCTGTATTTGTGCTATGGACATCGCGTAGTCGTTTATGTGCGATTCGATGTTTTTTATGCGCGCATCATAGTCGGCTAGCGTGTTGTTTATATCGGTGGCGATCTTGTCGAAATATGCGGTGATATGGTCGTATTCACACGCTAGATATTTTATTATCTCTTCGGTGCTTTTGGCATTCCAGTAGAACGCGGGTATGACCGGCGTATATGGCCATACGCTATACAAAGGAAGTGGGAACATGTGTTACCTCCTAATAGTTGTTTATGTTCACCGTCCACAAGGGGCTGAAGCATTCCTCTAGATGCTCCAATAGTAGCACGTCGATATCCACGTAGTCGCCTTGCCGTATCGCCTTTATCTTGTCTATGTAATTGCCATTGACAATAGTTTCATACTGCGTATCGGTGGCATTGTTTGCGTAATCCTGACTCGGTTGCAATTGCGTGGCCGGAAAGTCCGAGAACACGGTACGCATCTTGTGCCACGTGTCGGCATCCGCTAGGAACATGCCCGGGTTGCCGTCCGCAAGATCGTAGAGCGGTTTCAGCACCGGCATAAATTCGTTTATTAGACGCATGAGGTGCCTTCGCCATCTGCTCGGCGGCATTACGCCTAATTCACGATCATAATAACGGTTTTCTATCTTGCGACAACAACGCGCATACTGCGCATCATTGTAGGCATCGTCGCGCCACGACCATTCCGGCTGTGTCCAGTCAACACCGCCACCGGTGAGCAGTTCACCCAACGTGATCGTAGCGACGGCGTGAAAATCGTCGCACGGTTCGCTTGGCTCGTATGCCGGTATCGTGTCATATAGTGTCATTGTCGCTCTCTTCCCGTTCTTGAAGATTCGTCATGTAATCGTAGTTCTTGCTGATATTGTCCTGATTCCACACCACCTCTATAGGCTTGTCTAGGTATTTTGCGAAACGGGTATTGAGCACGTCACACGCGGCGCGACGTTCCTCAAGCTCGGACAGCGCGCGAAGATCGGTTGGTTCGCCGTAGTCGTTTATTTCGTCCGCTGTCTGACGTTCCATCTTCATGGGTAGATTCTTGATGCCCAACGCTTGATAGAAGGCGTTCCAAGTGTTCTGTATATCGGTCTGTAATTCCATACCGATATATTCGACACCTGTTTTTAACACTTGCGCCTTCATGCTATCGGTAAAACCGGGGGTTGCCATGATCGCCATTTCACCGCCCGATATCTGTTTAACCACGTTTACACCCGCCGTTTGCTGACCCGCGGGAACCTCAAGAATAAACGGTGTTTTTTGGTGGAAACGATTCTGACGGCGCGTCATGTACAAGTCTTCTATCTCATGCGCGAAGAATTCGAGCGTCGGCACCAATGGTGTGCGCGCCTTGTTGGCGTAGATGAATACACCGTTGGAATTGTCCACGTCGAAATGCCAACCGTTAATACCGTATGAAGTCCATTTTTTCGGACGATAATAGACGTTGAAATTAGAGTTGACGACAGCTTGCGTGGAGAAGAACACGCCCGGCTTACTGTGTGGGTATGCGATAGTGGCATAACCGTAGTACAACAGATTGTATTCAAGAAACCACGCGTTGCACGTCTTCGGTAAGTTAAGCCATTTGAAGCGCGATAACGCGATATTGAGCATTTGTGAATATGCCGTAAAATACGCTTGCGAGTTGATCTGTTGCGACTGTTGCCACACCGGCAAACCTTTTTCGCCCAGTCCCGCACGTGTCGGGGGTTGCTTGTGGGTTCGTTTGCGTCCCATGTCTTTTCCTTTTACTGATTGAGATTAGCGGTGAGATAATCGCCGCCGATTTCGTCGGGGTCAATCCAAATTGTAACACCGTCGGTCAATCGCTCCCGTATCGTATCGAGCGCGTCGTTTCCGGCGAGATTGTTGGTCAGCCACACGTCTCCCGCTTGCCAATACGTAAAGTGATTGCAGGGTGTGAGATTCGGATTGTTGTACAGTTTGTTGCTTGCGATCCCGTAGCGCAACATGTAGTCACCCGCCGCCGCTATCGCGCCGTTGTCTTCGGTGACGACTTTAACGGTCAGTGTGTCAAGACCTGTAGCTTGTTTGAAATTGTCGCCGCCATACGCGCCCACCGGTTGCGCGGCGTGGTTGAGCAAGTCGCGCCATGCGGCGTTAACGTTGGAACGCGTGTTTATCATGACACGTTTAGCGTTGTCCACACTCTGATTACGTGATGCGACGGCGTTCGTGTTCGCCGTGTTGACGCTTGCGGCCGTTATTGTCGTATTGGCCGTGTTAGACGCATTAGTGTTATCGGTGTTGAGCTGATTGGAACGTTTCGTGCTATCCGTGGCGTAGCTTTTTGCCTGTGCAATAAGTCCCGCGTTGTATTCCAACGCGTTGGCTGCTTTTTTGGATGCCGCATTGCTTGACGCGGTGTACACAAGTTGATTATTGGTCAACGCAATCGCCGCGTTATAACTTGACGTGCCAACACCTATCACACCGGAACTAAGCCCCGCCGCCGCGCCGATTACAGCCGGTAGCGCGGCACCGCCTGTAGCCGCGCTTGCCGCTAAACCCGCGCCAACCGATATTGCGCTTGTGGCGAGACTACCAAGAGTTGAAGTGACGTTGGTCATTGCGGCTTGTTCTTGCCCGGTGACATATGACGCGGTTGCGACTGCCAAATCTTCTGATAAATCGGCGTTTATTTTTGCATTTTGATACTTCTGTTCGTTATCTAGTTTGGTGTTTCCGCGCGTTGTTATGTCTGTTGCGGCTTGATTTGCATTAGCTGTTGTCGTGCTACGCAATCCGTTTGCGATTGCGGTGTTCGCAACGCTTGTTTGTCCTGTGCGCGCGGTGTTGTCACGGCTGACGTTGTTCGTACGTGCGCCGTTTTCATACGCGAGTATGGCGTTTTCGCGTGCTTGTGCAACCTCTCGATTATACGAATCGGCACGGTGCGCATCGATCGCGCGACGTTGCAACGCGTAGGTTGGTATGTCGTGCGATATAAGCGTTTTGAGCACGTCCGCGTTCGGCACGTCGGCGGTGACATTAGCGCCGTTGATTGCGTTAATACTAATGGACGTATCACCGTCGGCACCGATACCGTCAAGCCATGCTATTTGTCGCAATATCGGATAGCTGAGTGATGTGACCGATTGCACCGAGAGGTGCCCGCAGTCCGCTATTTCGACACGTGTTTTATTGCCGATATTGTCGCTGATCTCCAAGTGCGCATAAGGCGCAAGATACAAGCGTGTTATTCGAGCGTATTCGGTGGTGTATCCAAAATCATCCGTAGTTAAATCGATATTAGCTAGCTTCGTTCGCGTTCCGCTGACCGTATACCATTCAACACCGTTCACACTGACGGTGTTGCCAAGTCGCATCATGTTCGCGGTGGCGACGAAAACCGCTGTAATTTGCGACATGATGTGTGGATAATACGTAAAAAGCGTGTCGAAATAATCGCCCGATATCTTGGACGATTCGAGCGCGTACATGGTCACGTTGCTTGCGGTGAGATTATCGACGGAATTATAGGCGGTGCCCGCGCCGGTGACGTTTAACGTGGAAACGTTTCCGGCACCCCACGCGAAACCGTTAACCGTTCCGTCATTGTTGGTGTATGTCGGGTTGCTGTCCGTGATGTTCGTACCGCGTACACCGCACATGGCTTGCAGTTGATCGGGTGAAAACGTCGCGGCCAAACAGATGTATCTTGCACCGTTTTGCAGATTGTACGGCGTGCTTTTCCTGATATTCGATGCCGCGTTGCCATAATCGACGTCGGGCAACGTAAAATCGCGGCATTTCGCGCGTGGGTTCGCCAAAAGTTTCGCCGGTGTCGTCTCAGTGAGCGGTGCATGACCACGTGTCAATAGCAAACCGTTTATCGTGGTCGTGTTTATGTAGTCCATCCATACATCGCGTTGCAATACGAGTGTGGTGGTGTTCGGTGCTTCCGCCGTGATGCGCGTGACGAAATAATGATAACGAGTTTGGCAATCCGTCTGTTGTAAGGGCGTTCGCATGATATCCGCGCTGAAGTCCACTACAAGGTAGTTATAGCGTTGCGCGGTCATGTACGGCACGGGTATCTTCACGCCGTCTGTGTCGGCACGTGCGATATACATGCTGGTATCGAGTGTCACGGCTTCCCCGTCCAATGCGTCGAACCACGTATCACGCGCTCCATCGTCCCTGAATTTCACAGCATCGCGGCCATCGTCGCGCCACTTCACACGGCACAGCTTGATCTTGGTGTTCGGTGTCCACATGTGATAGTCATAGACATTGGTGTATTGCTCGTATACGTGCGCATCGGCACCGGGGAACGGTGTCGCACCGTCCAAGTGCGGAAATTTCATTTTTATGTACCTCTTTCACATACAGAATCGGGGATACCGGTTTTTCCGATATCCCCGATTCTAACATGTCAGAAGACTACGCGACGGTGAACGTGCAAGTGGCCGTGTGTTCCGTGGTTTCGTCGTTAGGGTTAATGTATGTCGCGGTGCCCGTCACCTTGATAACATCACCCTTCGTAAGGCCGTCGCGCTGGACATGCAAGCGCGCCTGATCGTCCACGAAGGTATTCACGTTCAGATCGAACGCCGCGCCAGCGGTTTCGCCCGCGGTGGCGTGCGTGGCCGAAACCTCATAAGTCGCGGCGTTCGGCGCAACCTCGATGGCGGTGCCCGTCGGCGTGACGTTGGCGGTGAGCTTCGGCGTGAGCTGAAGCACATCGCCCGCCGCAACGGTATCGGTCGTCGGGGTCAGTGTGAAGCCCGTCACGGTTTGCGTGACGACCTTGACGGAAGTACCGGCATCGGTAGTGAACAGCGCGCATGGCGTGAAGGGAGACACGCCATAGATACCCCAGTGGTTCAAGTACATTGTGTTGGTAAGCGTCTGCGGGTTATAGAACTGGGTGGTGCCATAAAGAGTGTCGCGCACCTGATACCAATCAGTAGACACAAGCAATGCCACCGCGCCCGGAATGCCAAGGCTCGGCACCTGAATAATACGATATGGTACGTCGGCCTTATCCAATTGAAACACCGCCGACAAGCCGTCAACATCAAGCGATGCGAGATATTCCGGCTCGATAAGCAACACCATCTGCTGGGGGTTAGCATACGTCGGAATATCGTTTACATTAAGAGCATTATACTGTGTGCTCGGGAAACGCATACGCCCCGCAGTCGCACGCAACGACTTAAGCAACGTCTTGGCTGACGCTTCATCGGTCGGTGCCGCATCAAGATGAACCTTATAAAAACCAAGATTCTGCTCGTAGTGACTAATCAACGATAACATGATGTTCATTTCATCGTAATTATCGGAGTTACGGGGAGTTTCCATAATCTGCGCGATGAAGCGGTTCAGGCCGAAGTCGTCCACGAATGCCTGACGCAGTTCGTCGTCAGTCCAAGAAATTGGATACTGGTCTTTACGATTCATTTCGTAGAACCACACGGCGGCTTCGGGGCGGTGCATCTTAAGCAAGTCTTCGGCATCGTCCTTGTATCCATGCGCCTTAATCCACTTGACGGCAATTTCCTGAACGGTCGAACCCCAGTAGAGATTTTCCTTTTTAAATATCGAGAGCATGTTTTCAAAAGGTTCATTCTGCGCCATCACGGTAAGGCCAATTCGGTTAACCATGCTCCATACGCAATCATTCAGGTATTGGCGGTTCATGGGGTCGAACAGATATCGCGCGGTGTTCGCCACGCCCGTTTGCGTGGCGCTCGGCACGCGCTGTTGGTAATCGTCGGTGCCCTTAAGGCGCACCTTATCCAAAATAGTCGCGTTGTCTACAGCCATAATAAATATCTCCTATTCGTTTATTCAGAGCGTGTAATCAAGGTTTTCAAGATCGTTCGCGGCGGCTTCGGCTATTGCTTCCGCCGCATCGTCTTCACTGACGGTCGCACCGTTTTCGATCATCTGCGAGACAGAATCGGCGAACTTGTCATAGATGCCATCAATGCGTTCATCAATAGCGCCGATACGTTCGAGAGCGTCGTTGAGTTTGTCGGTTATCGATGTGAGCATGTCCCGAAGGTCATCGAACTCGCCCGCACGGTGCGCTTCGTCGGGGGTGAGGTCGTCGCGTTCGGCGGTGTCCCTTTCCTCGGTGGTTTCATCGTCCATTATCATTCCTTTCATATGAAAAAGAGCCATACCGGTACGATGTACGCCGGTACGGCTCAATATTAGCATAGGTGCGACATGATTCGTGACAATGGACGGCGCGTTTACCGATCACGGCCATATCGTCGCCGGAGTCAACCGTTGGTATCAACGATAATGTTTTATCATCTTCGCCACAACACCTCGCCTTGGTATGCCACGATCATTTTACACCGAATACGCGCAACATCTCGGATATAGCGTGTTGCGTCTCGATCGTGTCGTATCGCAGATATCCAAGAGCATAATATGCAGTAAGATTCTTGATAATATCCTTTGCGACGGACGCAGTGAGATAGTTTAACCGGTTATCATCCCTTGTCACGGCAAAATAAGGTACACGTGCCACCTTATCGTATGTCGTGGTGATAAAGACGTATCCACATCGTAGATCAATACTGACGCCATACTCAACGTGTAGCCATCGAATCACATATGACAATTTTGCGTGTGCGTGCGGCTTCGTCAAAAAATCGGTGTCGTGGTGCTCGAACCGATTTCCAGCCGTCATATCACTATTGTGTTTCAGCATTCGTCCGGCCACGGTGTTCTTGGTTTTCTGCGCGGCATATGCATCATCTCGCACGTAGTCGAAAAGGCATGTTTTACCGTCGAGCCACTGCAAACCGAACTCAGGTTCCAAGGGCACGTCATAATGTTGAAAATACGGGTTGAAGGCATCGCACGCATTACCCAGCAAAAAGATTCGTGGTTTGCGCAATACGGTATCGTCGGCGCGTTCACGCGTGACGGTATCAACAAGTTTCGCCAACTGTTCGTATTCGTTTTTTAGATATCGGTGATAGCGATCATCGGTGTCAATAATAATTTCATCCATGCAGATATTACGTACTCGCACATAAGTACTTTTTTTCTTCTGCTGTTGCAATGATAACGGAATAAAATAACCGCACGTACACCATTCCTCATCACCGATGCGACGTGCTTCGGCAACCTTGTTATGTACTCTGAACTCCCATTCGGGAAAAATATTATCCTCTATTATCCGGTCGAAATAATTCACCGCTACGTCGTTGTTTTCCTCACGGTATCTAGTGACCTCAACAAAGCAGATACCGTTTTTAATATAATCCTCCAGCATATACCGACGCACGCCATAGGTTTTACCAAGGCCGCGCGCCCCGATTATCAGATTAACGTCAGCATTGCGCGGCAATATCTGTGTTCTGAGTCGATCATAATAGTAGTTCGCCATCTATGCTCACAATCCTTGGTTTCCCGTTCGTTAATGTAAGTTCACGTGGTGTTGTCTCCACATGTCTATTATACATGGTTTGCAGATACGTAATGTTTTCTTCGTTTGCCTGTTTATCGGATTCACCCAACCAGCGCCCCGACGGGTATAGCCCGATCGCTTCGGGCACGTCCACGTGCGCCGTCTCCCCGCGATAATCAGTGACGGTGCCTACATATCTGTCCCACACGTGCGGTCGGTTGCGTTGCAAGGCATGGCATATGGCATAGCCCACAAGCACGTCATAGCCAAGCGACATTTCGACGGCTTCGGCAAAATCACATCCGCCCGCTATAAGGTCATGTAAAAACTCCTCAATTGTGTAAGCGCCGTCAGGTCGTGGCAATCCCGCGCACGTCACATGTACGCGTCCGCCCATATCGAGACTCACGCGTGCTTTGTTCCACAGCTCCATATGCTTCGTGTATCGGGTGGTGCCGCCGCAGTCCTCTACCTCGAATTTACCTACATGCTCCAACGTGCTCGCCATATCCGGCGCGGTGACACGCACACGCCGCATCGTTCTATTAATAGCGGTTTCGATCGCGTCGTGCAACGGTTGCAGACTTTCCAGCAAATCGGCATCGCTCACGTCCGCATCGCATCGAATCTTGAGGCTGTCCGTGTCGCCGCCCGTCACAGTCACCCTATCACCCAACCGCGCATAGACGAGCATCATGGCAATAATAAGATGCATACGGCTACCGGCAACAATCCGCATACCGTAGGTGTACAGCACGCGCGGTGTATGCGGGCGTTTGTCCGCGAAATTCTCGGGTGTGCAGATCGTCGTTCTGTCCACTTCCAGCTCGCCGTCTCCCGTCACGCAATAATCGGCCTTCATTACGTCCTGCGCCTGTGTGCCATAGATGCCATTAAATTGCCCTTTCACGGTGGAACCGTAGTAGGATTGTAGGAATTTCATACTCAGTTCGCCTGTCTTCGCGTCGTGGGCGATTCCTTCCGGTATCGATTCGGGGATATCGTCCGCGTATGGCACGCCTTCGGTGTAGCCCTTGATGAGGTTTTTCACGTCGGTTTTCCGCGCGAAAAGCATATTGGATTGCAAGGTGACGTAATCCGGTGGGATTATGGTTTTAGTGGTACTTTCGCCGTACAGTACTTGCATTTCGTCATAGTCGCACACCTGTCCGATATTCCACAATTCAATTTCGTTAACGTGTAATACACATTCATCTGCTCTATATAGTTTGCCGAACGCGTATGTTGGGTTTACGGCAGTGTCCACATAGCCATGCGCGCGTATGCTGTTATCCTGTGTCTTCGCTCTCTCGTTATTGCTGTAATCGGTGCCCGCGCGTAGCGTTCGCACGAATTTCGAGCGCGGGCAAATCGCTATGCCCCAAGCGTCGAAACACGTACCCTTGCGCAGTCTTATATTCGTGAAACGCACGGCGACATGCACGCCCATGTGAAACGGGTCGTCGTAATGCGCCAGCACATCAATAAGCGACGTGTCTACAATGCTTTCACATGCTATCTGCAAAAGTTCCGGTGGTGTCGGCGCAAATTTCACCGGCAATCTACGGCCATTGATGAAAGCGTGATGCATTGAGGTCACGTCAAGCGACGCGACGTTATCCACCACTACACTCGCAGTTCGCGCAGATGTGAAGGTAAGCCCACCACGAAAACACGCCTTACGAAGCGCATACGAATCATAGTTCTTCGGAAACTCTTGTCCACACGTCGTTTCAAAGGCGCGTTGCAACGTCAGTTTCTTACCGTCGCGCAATGTGACGCGACGGCCGCCGATCTCACGGCGCGCCATCTGACGCACAAGCGAAGTCTTGGTAAGTACCCGGCAACCGAACATATCGGCTGTAAGCCACGAATTAGCGTGCAATAGCCATTGCAGATATTGCGGTATCACCTGTACATCACGCCGCGCATAGAACAGCTCTTCGTCGGTCAAAGGCGTTTCCGGCGTACGAGTAAGCGTATAATCCCAGTCGCCCACGGCCTTCGGCAAGCCGCATGTCTCGCCCATCGCACGCAAACCACCCATCTCCAAATAAAACGTATCCCAAAATCGGCACACGATATCTTCGTTTTCACCTGTGCATAAATCGAGCGTGTACACGGACGTTGCCGTCTGCGCGTTGACGCGCAACGTATACGTTTGCGCCAGTTCCAGCATAAGCGTTTGCATATCGAACATGAGATTATAGGCCGCAATAATCGGTATAAAATCGTGCGCCATGCCATACGTGATAAGATCATCAATGTACATAAGCGCTTCGCCGGTGTGCCGGTAGAAACGCACGTCGTCCGCATCGGGGTTATACTCTTCCACCGACGTATTACGCATGTCATTGAAAATGTACAATATCGGGTATGCGCGTGTTTCGGCACCCTCACCAATATTCGTAGTTTCGGTGTCGAATATCGCCGCTACCCGAAAGTCTTTACGGTCTTTCATCGTACAACGTCAGGTGTTACCGCGATAAGCCAAATCGGACTACCGCCCTCAACGTCCGTGTAATCCTCCAATTCTCCGATATGCATTTTCATGTTCTGCGCGTATTCCAGCGCTTTTTTATTCCGTTCCATGATGGTTTCAAAAAGCTCACTTAGCGATGTTATGCCATACGCTTTCATGACCGCATCCAAACGCTTATCGGGCGGCACGTCGGGGCGTTGCCAAATGTTTTGCGTGTACCGCCAAAAAATCTTGACTTTCTCCCGCCCAAACTCGCCCAAGGCCGACGGCCCGCCCTTGGATGCAATGCGCATTTCCTGACGAAAGATATTGAACGCGCGTCGCTGTTCGCCACGTTTACCGCCGCCACCTTTCACGGTCGCGGCCTGTTTGCTGAGCTGATCGGCAATCTCATTTGCACGAGCATACAATTCGGTGCGCATCTGCTTGTTACAGACACGACCGACATATGTTTTTTGCAGATCAGCTTCGAGCCGTTGCACGTATACCGTTCGCGCGCGGCGTTCGCTTTCCGGCATCCCCGCCGTAATGCTCTTGCGTATCGTATTTATCGCGCGGCGCACCCTCTTGCGCTTGGCCGTCAACACGTCCGCCATTTTCCTCGCCCTTGCCATAAAACGCACCTCCTACGATAAAAAAACAGCCCGCGCATGCACACGGGCTGATACTTCACATTATCACCTATCGTTTACAGAATCTGAAGCGACTTGATGGACTTACCGCCACCCAATGCGGTAGAATTGACCACCACCGGAATACCGCCGTTCTCGGCGTTCATATCAGGAAACATGTCCACAATATCCAAGATACTGCGGTTAACGCCCTCGGACTGACTGAAATAGGTGTTGCCATCCGCCGTGAAAAGATAGACGTTCGTGCAAGGCTGTCCCGTCTGCGATCGAACAGCTGGCACGGTGTACGCGCCAACCACATCAAGCCGTTTACCTTCGCCGTAGCTGTTCAGACTCTTGGCACTGTTGCGTGCGTTGACGATCGCGCGCTTGCCCTCAAATGTCCTGTTGTCCACGGTGCAGATGAAACGGCGGTTGTCCGCACGCACGGCTTCGGTGTTCTCGGTGTTCTCGGTGTTCTCGGTGTTCTCGGTATTGTTGGTCATTGTGTTTTCCTTTCGTATTACTCGTTAACGGTTTCGACTTCGGCTTCGGCTTCGGCTTCGGCTTCGGCTTCGGCTTCGTTGTCGGTGTCAACAAGAACGGCGTTCTCGAAGAACTGTTCTGCGTCCATCGCATACGTGTACTTGCGAACCTTGATATCGTCAACAAGTACGTTGTACAAACCGCGCTTCATGAGTTCTTTGACGGCCTGTTCCACGGTGAGAACGTTTCTATTCACGGTGACGGATTGTATCACGCCATCGCGGTCGTAATAGCTTATCTCGCTGACCGATAGAGTTTTCTTGATTTTCCTCATTATGGTTTCCTTTTTTTCTTGTTGTTATTTTGTCAACTCTTTTTGCTGACATGAAAAGTTATATCATAGAAAAACGGCGTGCGCAATTGCGACACGCCGTTTTACAGTAACAATTTTTAATATTTAAGAATCTGCCCCGGATAAATTAGGCTCGGGTTAGCAAGTCCGTTAAGCGATGCTACACGGCTCCAATCGACACCGAAAATCGACCACAAGGACTCACCCGCCGCAACCGTGTGAGTACGCTCAGCCGTATGCACGACAACCGCACCACCATAACACACCATCTCACCGGGATAAATCACACCCGGATTGCCTGAACTGTACCCAGTCCACGCAGTCCACGGTTTCAGCCCGGTGCGTGCCGCGATACCGCTAAGGGTGTCGCCCGAAGACACGACCACACACCGCGATGCGCCTTCAGACGGTTGCGCGGGCGTAGACGCTGACGGTGCCGCGCTCACAGCATGCCCGCCGCCCTTGCGTTCACCCGTCGCATATGCGTCCCATTGCCAGCGTTCGCCACGGAAATAGTTCAAATCAAGACGACCCACGTAGCCGTTCACGTACCCGTTCGACGTATATTGTCGCATCGCTTCGCCATATAAACCGTAATTCCACGGGCGCGATTGCCACCCGGTAACGACGTTCGACGCATACTGTGCCACCCACACGCCGCAATGCTCACGCGCATACCCGCTAAGCTGACCCAACGCACTAGCCTGAAGATAGATCACCGGCCACACATACGTGCGCTCGTAGACACGCCTCACCCACGCATCAATCCACGCGCCATTACCAAACTGCGGGTTATCCTGAGCTTCCCAGTCCAGTGCAAGCACCGCACGGCCAACATACCCCTTGACGTTGTTCACGAAAAAATCGGCTTCCATACGCGCGTCACGTCCCATCGCATAGTGATACACGCCAATGCTCTTACCACTGGCCGACGCGCGCCCAAGCTGATAGTTCGCAGCCTGATTCACGCCATTGATCAAACACATGTTGTCGAAACCGCCTACGCCCCATGTGGCACCCGCAACAACAAAATCAGCGTCCAGCGCATACGTATCAATATCACACTGCCAATTGCTCACATCTACACCGCGCATATCCGCGCTTGCAGACGGCACAAACAACAACGACAACGCGCACACGCCCGCCAACACACTACGCCACATTCGGATCATCAACCCCTTTATTCTTAAGCAATGCAATAAGTTCTTCCGTCAACACATTATTCTTTGTCATCAAATCATTAAAATCGCCGAACGTCGTGGCGATAAACCACGCCATGGCACAGCACGCGACAATTGGAAAACCCACACTCCCGACAACGGTTACAATCGAACTAATATCCATCAAAACACCTCACAAATAAAAAAGATCATGACACATCGAATGACATGCCATGACTCAATATATCACAATCATGTAGCCTATCCAGGAATTGAACCCGGCACGCGCATTTTATAAGAATGCCGCTCTAACCACTGAGCTAATAGGCCATCACCACACCTCACCCCGCCGCATCAAATCAACCATATCACAACAATGCGCAAACACATAATCCGACACATACGAATCACATTTAAACCACTTCGTACCCATATCAGCAACCCTTATACGCCGTTCATCACGAACCCTGTAACCCTTGATGAAATCACAAGTATTACGCTTGCAATACATAGTCAATCCCCCTCGCAATCACCGATTAATCCGATAACCCAAACACACCGCCCCCGGAACGTAAAACACGCCATCGTCAAGCACATCCTTAAAACCGTATGTATCAATGCAATCAACAAACCGAAGTTCCATCAAGCAATCAGACGCAATATCAACAAAATACACAAGCACATCGTAAATACTATTCACGTTAAAATCAATTGAATTAGACAACGCTTCAAGATTCATGAAACTCATTTTAATCACTCCTATTTTCAATATCGAAACCGATACCTATATATAATACCACACACAAAACATGACACGCCGCAACCGCACCGCTTCACCGTGCGCACATCCGCGTACCACACCACACAACACATGTCAACACAGCACGGCGTGTCGGGTGCATCATCACCGCTTAATGGGAACCATTCTCAATATGGAGTGTCTAT